CGCTGTGTCGGGGTTGGCGGGCAGCGCCGTGATCTTAGATCCATGCGGCAGGTCAACTTCGAGCGCCTTATAGGAGCCGTCGGAGCCCTGCCAATCATATTCCTGCATCTGGAAGCCGAGCTTATAGGCCTCGGCGTGCAGCTTGATCCCCTCGTTCATTGCTTCGCGCGCCTGACGCTCGCCGCGTGACAGGATCACCCAACGGGCGCGACGGCCTTCAACGGCGTGCTCAAAACAATCATCGACCACCTCCAGCGTCGTGGTGAAGGTCTTGCCTGTCTGACGGGCGAACTTGCCAATCTTGAACCGGGAGCGATCGAGGAACCACTTGCGCTGGTAGCCGAAGAGAGGAACAGCAGGACCGATCATTTGAAGATCCCGTAGACGTCTTCGCGGATCTTCCGCAGCGCTTCCTTGCCGTCAGGGGTAAGCTTTTCTGCTTGCTCTTCGATCATGCCGACAGCCTGGTCGACCTTATCCTTGAACTCTGCCTGGATCTTCTGGCGGCGGTTTGTCGAGATTGACTGCGCCTGACTGGCTGCGCGTACAGCATTGGCAAGCGACATCACGCCTTTCGGGTCCAGCGACTTCTTGCCGGCCGTCAGCATCTGAAGAGCAACAGCCTTGATGGCCTCGACAGCAATAAGTGTGACGTCATCAGATCCTTGAGCATCGAACTTGCTGGCGATCGCGCTCGCCATCTCACGGGCCTCATTCAGATACCGTGTCGTCTCATCGAGACGAACCGAGTACCGATTGAAGGACCGGAAGCTAGGGATCTCGAAATCCAGCTCGCCCCTGAATTCACGCTGCAGGGCTTCAAGCTTGCTGACAAACTCTCCGTAGATATCGGTTTGGGTGCGCTTGTCATCCTGCAGCTCGTCCGCTGCCCAACGGACAATCGGACCGCATTCTCTCGGAAGCAGCTGGATGCTTGAAAGGCGGTTTCTTGCCCGCATATTAGCACCCCTTGGGGTGGATTGGCTGCTTCGGCCTCTTAACGCCTTCGACGATGGTCTCGCGCTGAAGGTGGCGCCATCCCAGCTCCGTCAACGTGCCGATCTTTACGCTTCCGGCATCCACGACGGTTATGGCACCCATCATCCGCAGATACTCCATTTCGCCATGCAGCCAGGCACGAGGCTGGCGAATGGCGAATGTCTGCAGGACAACCTCAATGATGCTGCTCGACAGGCTCTCGTTCACCTGTTCGGCAAGAGCGCGCAGGATAATGAGCCGCGCGTCCTCACGCATAACCTTGTCGTAATCAATGCCGATAGGGATCATCAGCTCGCCTTCTTCATCTGGTCAACCAACACGTCATTAAGCCTCTCGCCGATCGCCTGGATCGGCTTGAGCTGGGCATCCATTGCACTGAAGCGGCCGTCGAGGGTCGCATCCTGTTTGTCGAGGCGGCCGACGATCGTCAGCATTGTCATCTCGATCCTGTGCGTGGTCTCCTTGTCCGGGAGATGCTTCATGTCGCTCTCGACCGTCTGGACGCGGCGGTCATGGTCGATGAGCTTGGCTTCCGTTTTGGCGATGCGCTCGTCGAGCTTCTTCTCTCCGGACGACATGATGCCTTTCAGGAGCATGATGAAATTGAGAATGGTCATGGCAGCAACGACCCAGGTCATTACGGGTGCCAGATCCAGAACGGCGGCATTGGTAGCGTTCATCGCTTAGGTCTTTCCTGCTCGTGGGTGGATTGGCACAGAACGCACCGAAGCGCGAAAGGAGCCGCCGCACGCCGATCGGCAGAGATCGGCGCATCGCAATCCACGCACTCATCTCGGCCCGCCCGACCGATCTGAGCCCTTGTTGAGGCCAGTGCGGCGTCTCTTTCTTGAGACGATCGCAACTCGGCCAGGTCAAAACCTCTTTCCCCCATACTCACTGTGGCTTTGCTCCCGCATCGATCGCGGCGATCGCCTTGGCCCGTCGGATCTCGCAGATGTTGCGCGCCGTCCGGTCGCTGGCCCAATTGTCGAAAACTTCCGCTTCCGGCATGTCACGGTCGGGTTTTGGGCTGAGTGCCGGGCATGGCTTGCGGGACTCAGGCGGAACCTCGATCGGGATCTGCTTGGTCACCACGATCGGCTCGCGGTCCCGTTCAGTTTGGGAGCAGCCGACCGCGATCGCCGCTAAGGCCACAGTCGACACGAAGCGGAAGCTGCGCATTTTTCACCTTCAGTTCTGCGAGTTGCTGTTCGGCCGCGCGCACCTGGTCGGTGGCCTCGGCCTGGATCTTGATGGCAGCGGAGACTTGCTCTGCAGCCTGTTTGCTGGTGGCGGCGTTCGCCTTCTCAATCTTAGCTTCCCAGACGGCATCACGTTCCGTAATGGCGTTGGACCGCGCATCATCAATCATGCCGTCGACGGTCCTAAGTGCTAACCAGCCGAGCAGCAGCCCAGCGAGCAGCATGGTGCCAACGACCAGGAGCGGCGTGCCGATCTTCAAGAGCCAGGCCGGGATCATGCTGCATCCCCCGATGTAGCTGGCGGCTGGACCTTGCCCTGGGCGCGGAAGTCGGCCGAGCCAAAGCCACGGTGAACAGCAAGATTGCCGGTAATGATCGCAAACATGGTTGGCAGCGCGATCGAGCCGAAGGCGACGGCTTGTTCCGATCCCATGATCGCGCCACCGGTCAGCAGCAGGATCACGGCCCAGGCAGCAACGCCGGAAAGCCAGAGGTAGCGCCTGGTCGAGCTGTAGGACGGCTTCTCCATCTCAGGTCTCATATGCTTTGAGGGCAGCGGCCGTCTTACCGCCAACAATCCCGTCAATGGTCAGGCGCCGAGCCCGCTGGAAGGCGCGGACAGCAGCTTCTGTGCCCGCTCCGAAATCCCCATCGATGGTCATCAGGTAGTAACCAGCCTTGGCGAGAGCCCGCTGCAGCTCCTCGATCGGCGGCCCCTGCATGCCGCGATTGAGGACGGCGAAGGACTGCTGCTGCGAAACCATGACGCCCTGAAGGCCAGCCAACGCCACCTTTGTCTTGGCGAGGTAGGCGCGCCGATCGGCAAGCCCGTTCGTGCCGCCATTGATGATCCGAGTGACGGCAACCAGGTCATCGCGATCAGCCGCCGCATTGATCTTCTTGGTCGACCAGAAGAAGGCGAGCGCCCATCCAGCCCAAGGCCATGTTGCCACCAGCTCGGGATCAACCTCGAAGTCTGGGCAGGAGGAAATGCGCTGGCGCATCCAGATGGTGAAGGCTCGGTAGTTGGCGCGGCCGGTCAGCTGGATAGGACCGCGTCCCTTGAACCGTTTCCCGTCGCCCGCCTTCAGATTGCCGAGGTTCTTGCGGCCCTCATAGGCCTGGCCAGAGGCATATTCTTCCAGGGTGCAAAAGCCATCGGATTCATGTGCCACCTGAGGCAGGAAATTCTGGATCCGAACGGCCGTGGTGACCTCAGTGCATTCGAGGATCTGCGGCAGCATGTCACCGAATGCGAGAATAATCTTCTTTTGCCGAGCGGCCACCTCGCCTGACATGCGCGGAGCGATGGCCGTCAGGATGGACACGTCGATACGCGATGCCAAGTTCATGAAGATGCCGCCTGCCAAAACTGCCGGCGACGTGCCGGCTTGTCAGGCGACAATGGCGTGAAGTGCATCCTGAAGCCGCAGTCCGAAATCGGACGGTGTGGAACACGATCTAGAAAAGGGATCCTTGGGGATCGTCCTTCGGCGGAGCCTTGTGCTTCGCCCGGTGGTCGTAAACCGTAGATCGAGCAACGCCGGTTGCTGCTGTGATCTTGTTGACCGTATAGCCCCGCTCGATCATCTCCGCTAGGATATCAGCGCGCTTGCGCTTCTGGCCGCCGATCGAAGGCGGAAGAACAATGTTCCGGCCGCCAAATACTTCTGCGATAGCGCGGGCCTCGTCAAGCCCTACCAGCTTCGCCAGCCAGTGTTCATCGGTAACCTTGGCGGGGATATAGATCTCCTGCGCCGCCTTCTCAGTGCCGAGCTTCAGCGCGGCTCGCTCGCCGGCGGCCTCGGCGATCTGGTTGAGCAAGGGCGTGAACCAGGAGCGATCGGGAAGTTCAGCCACGGAAGCCTCCCCTGGTTCGATTGTCGAGCTGGATCTCCAACTCCATCTGGCGCCGGGTAACCTCGCGCACCTGGATTTCCAGCTCGATACGCTTCATGGCATGCGGCCGCAGCTTTGCGATCCGTGCCAGCAGCTGCCCACGCTTCTCCTGCAGGCGGTGATGTTCCGCCTGTTTCTGCCAGGCAAGGAGTGGGAGCTGCTGCGACATCAGCCGTGATCCTTCACCAGGAGGCGAGCATCGATGTTGCGGACCGAGAGCACCAGGCTGTCGCGATCACGGTCAGGCGCCCGGTAAACGAACCTTGCAGTTAAGGTTCCATCCAGCTTGCGCCAGATCCCAGAGGATGCTCGCAACTGATACCCCTCGCCGACCAGCCCCATCATCCCTGGTCCTGCCAGGAGCGGCGCCAGACGCTTCAGGAGATCTAGATCGAGAGCAAGCTTGTAGTTGGTGCGGATCTTCTTCCTGCGCCTGCTCATAGCTTCACCACCTTCAGGTTCTCCGCGCGGATCCGCTCACCGAACTGGTTCATCACCTTGATCCACTCGGCCGTCGACACGTCCCGGCGGTCCTGGTCGCGTTTCAGCACGTCGGCCACGGCTTTCCAGAAGAGGACGCGGCCGATCGGGTTGATGATCCGCCACTGCGCCCGAGCAATCCGGTAGCCGTCTGACCGTTCGAAGGACTGGCGATCGTTACTGTCGGTCCAGTCAACATCGGCCTCGCGCGCCATCCACCCCTTTAAGGCCTCAATCGCGCGTCGGGCATCGCCGGCATCATGCAGGAAGCGGACATGGTCCAGGCCGGTGCGTCCTTTGACGAAGCTGATCAAAGCGGCGTCGTCACGATCTCGGATGATACCGAGGTTCCAGCCAGCAATCCAAAGAGCTTGCAGCTTCTTGGCGAACTTGCCGGATAGCTTCTGGCGGCCGTTCTGCCGGCGCTGGGCGCCGATCGGCGCGAAGCCTTCGTTACGGAAGACGGTCAGCACCTTCTGGCGCTCGTCCTCGCTCATGTCTTTCGTCGACGTCTTGCCAGTGATGTTCGATAGCTTGGCGCGATAGGTATCATCATCGAGGCCGAGCTGCTTCTTGGCGACGTGGATAGCTGCAGTGGAGGAGGTCACTGGCCCAGCCCCCCCGAGTGTGGCGCGGGGCTTGGAGCGGTGCTGGAACCATTACTGGTGTCGTCTGCAACCTTTATTAGTGGAAGCTGTTTAGCACCGGGCCTGATCCTGTCATAGGCTAGAGGCTGGTCGCCAACCCCGCGATCAGCCTTTGATGCCCCCCACCTCGTTGGGGGAGCATCATCCATGGCTGAGCCGTTCCTCTGTACGCTACTGCTCAGAGACCTCCTTCTGCATTGACTAGGTGCGATACGTGAATACGTTAACTGGCCGTGAGGACGTGCCCGAAACTTTCGGAGAGCTTCACTGTGAGGCTCTCCGGTACCCCAGTTCAGAAGAACTCCGAGAGCCTCACGCCCCATCTCTTGCGTTTTAGATGCCCGGTAGTTCGTTAGCCATCGACCTTTGTGCGCTATCGAACAGAAGTCTCTAATGTACGTTTCAGACATAGCCTTTCCGGGGCGTTTGATGTTCGCCTGCCGTTTCCAGATTGAAAGGGAACGACGATGCAACGCTACTTCTTCACTCTCAAATTCCCGAACCACGACGTAGTCGATCCCGACGGCGCTATGGCACCTGACTTGGAGACTGCCGCTAGGGATGCTCAGGAGGCCATTCGGGAGATCGCTGCTGAGTACCTCAGGGGAGGTACGCCGCTTAGTCTTCGAGGCATCAGCATTTGTGACGCTCAAGGGGATGTTGTGGCGTGGGTAAGCGTGTGGGCGACACTGGATAATGTGGTAGGGCCAATTGTCTCCGTGCCGGAAGGCGGCGGTACTTTGATGTAAGCAAGAAGCTGGTCCCGCGATCATTGACTGACCTCGACATTGAGCTGCGGCGATGGGGACCTTGGTCCAATGTTCAACCGCAGGACCCGCTCTCGCTGTTTAGCCATGATGAAACGAAAAGTGCTGGTGATGTTCGGGGTCTTCTTGTTTCTCACTCTTGTGGGCCAGGCTTGGGCGGCCGCCGGTCTGT